GAGCAATCTTATACTTTAGACACTTTGATGCCGACAAAAAGAGGTCTTTCTTCATCAGTTTCTTAAACTTCTTCTCGGGGATCTCAGTCTTAGTCATATACATGTTCTTGAGGGATGCCATAAACTTGTCACAACTCTTCATCTCATTTTTGAGATCTTGATACTTGCCCCAAAAGTCTGTACTCAATTGGTGAATCAAAAGGTACGCATTTTCACCCATGCGTCGTTCTGATCCACCCAAAAACATGAAAGTAGCCGCAGAGCAACAGGCACCTTGGGCAATCGTCACAACCTTAACGCGAGACTTTTCAAGAACATTCTTTAGAGTGAATCCCGAAAACATGTCACCACCCTCACTCATAATGTGAATACGAATCTCTGGTTCGTAGCCAATGAGATCTGCCTTTTGCTTGAGAAGGTGGATTTCCAGCTTTCGGAAGCTCTCAACAAACTCAAGGGTGTTTTCTGGGGTAATCTCGCCATAGAAGTGGATTTCATTCCCGATAGTCTTGGTAACCTCAGGTTCTTCTTCTTCGCCGAGAACCTTTGGACCTTTATTTTCCAAAGCTCCACCCAAAATTGTTTCAAAGATCTTCTCAACTTCTTTCTGCGATGGCATTTTTCAATGCTTTCTTTACTCTGGTTACATCTCTCTGTTTTAACTTACTTCCAACCGCGAGATGATTCATGACATCAAAGTCTTGTGGGGTTAAACCATATTCTAACATTGGTTCTATATCACCGTTTTCGGCGTATTTCTTGAGTAAACAAAGATCTTCTATTCCTAATTGGTGACCACACCGTCTTTGTATATCCCTAAACTTCTGTGATCTCATTTTGTAATTACCATATTTTGTCCAACAACTCCCAGGTCTAATCTTGTCCTTTACAAGTGGTGTACCAATACACAACTTTGGTATTGCGAGAGCATTCAATACAAAATGAGGCATGAGATTCCAATCACCTGTTGAATACATATGGTCGTCGTATATATCGGCATCTGAAAACGCACGTGACGCCCTATCGTATTTGATACCTCTTGAATCCAAGTAATTTTCCTGAAATATATCCCATACATGTCCATGTTCGTGGATTTTATCTGGAATTTTTGTAAAGTTTGGATCTGTAAGGACATCCGCTATAAACTCTTTGGGTGTTTTGAATACATCCTTTTGGTCATAATCATCCAGGTATGAAAAGAAGTCTCTAATGTTACCATTACACATAACAGCCGCATTTTCAGCCTTCTTTGAACGATCTTCTGTGAGAGTCAGAATCTTAACTGGTTTATGCTTTGGTATAAATATTGTCTCAAAATTTGGAAACATACACATATTTAGTGATGTAACCACGAGAGATCCCCGTGTCAATTTTCTATTACCATCCGAAACACTCTCTACAAGACTTTTAAACTCCTGGTTGTAATCCTCAATGAATGCGTGCTTCGCAGCACCTTTTATAAAAGTGAGAAAAGGAGATTTACTCTTTAGGTGTTCACTGTGAATTTCAACACTGTTTGATTCATTTAGAACCACATTTAATACATATGTCTTCCCAACTCCCGAAGCACCACATATGAAGACATTCTTTCGCTCACGAATGTACTTTTTCAATAGATCAATCTGTTTTGTGTGAATCGTGTCAACAGGGGGATCTTTTTTTTGTTCGATTATTTTAATGAAGGAATCCATTGATGATCTTACTAATCAAGCCATAGATTTGGTGCTTGAAAATGACGCACTACAAGAACGTATCGTAAAACCTTTAAGAAGGAAAATTTTACCATATGCTGTGTGTGCTGGTTTAACTAACATGATTATGCTTATTCTGTTGGTGTACCTTGCTCAACGTCTGGCTCGTCTTCAGGCTCTTCAGAAACCACCGATGTGAGTTCTTCCTCTTGATCTAATTCAGACTGCATCTCTTCAAGGATCTTTACTTTTGCTTCATATTCTTCCCTCCCCTTCACGAGTTCTCCAATCTTGGAAAGTGGTCCGCCCTTTGTTGATTCGGAGATGACACTTGAACCCGTGTGTGATCTTATATTTGTGAAACCTGGTAGTTTCAACTTGGGAATCGCTCGGACATCGAGAATCTCAGGCTTCGTGAACATATTGTCAAGTGGGTATTCCTTTTCAAACTCTGCAAGGATAGTTGATGGAACACTGGGTGACTGTTCAATGAGACGGTCATATTCATTCTTGCATCTGGTAACAAATTCCAGACCATCCGTGCTACGCTCTTCACGAGCGAGAGCTAATTCTAATCTAATATTTCTGGAAAGAAGACCAAAAGAGAGCGCAGCCGCCTTGTGATTTTCCATTAATTCATTGATCTTCAAGAACTGCATAATGGTCGCAACGAGACCCGCGATAAGGTTAAGACCACCAATGACAGATGGCACCATACCACGGAGGTTCTCAGGAAACTGTTCTTGAGCAAAGTTCGCAGTACCTGTGATTGTTGAAAGTATAATGACGGGCAAGGTAAAACGCATACTTAATCCCTTGTACAACAGGAACGCACGGTGATGCATGTACCTGTAACACCCCGAAGCTTCACCCCATTGACGCAATATAGATTCGTGTTGCTCATTCCAACTATCACGACGATTTTCAAGTGCCTGTTGTTTGATCATTTGATCGTCAAAATTTTCTTGGTTCATTTTATAATAGATGAACATAATATTCTGGATTCATCTTGTATTTCTCATAGGTATTCTGGTAGTTCCATTTACAAATGACCGCAGAAACCTTGAATTTTATTCTATACTTATTCCATTTTTGTTCTATCATTGGTCGGTCAATGATGATACATGTGCTTTGACACAAGCCGAAATGTATGTGACAGGGCAACAGAAGGAAGAAACCTTTATGCATCGGGTGGTTTCTCCAATCTACAAGATGGAAGACAATGACATAAATAATCTTACAAAGACGATATTCTTTTTCCTGTGGGCTTTGGTCCAGTATCGCCTTGGGCGCTTTGATATGTTCATTGATGACCTAAGAACAATCATGTCTGGTAAAACTCCAAAGTAAGATGTCTCATTGGAGAGAAGAAGAATTAGAGAGACTCAAGAAAGAATACGCTTTCTACAAGGAAACTGATAGTCTAAGATCTCAAACTTTAAAATGGATCATAGACTATCACGAACGCATGCTCGGTATAAAGTTTTGGGGCGAAGATCTTATAAACCAAAATGGGGACCATCCGAGACATCAAAATACAAATTCAAGCACATGAGCGTGCGAAGGAGTTTCATCATGAAAAATATTTGAACAATCTTCAGATTATTGATGATAAAATTGATAGAATTGAAAAACAAATGGAGAAAACAAAATCTCATGTCAAGCGGGATCTTCTCAATCGCCATATTGATTGGTATGAAGAAGAGATTGTCAAAATGGATGAGGCTATTGAAGTTATAACACGAAAATATGACTCGGAAATTGAGAGACTCACTAAGCTCATAGAATCTATCAAGGAACGAGCTGAAAAGGAAAAGAAGTCTTTTGAGTACAACATTGAAAAAATTAGAGATTGTTGTAAGAATCGCAGTGCTTCTACAATGTTTGAAGCTTTGGAGTCGGTGGCAAATGCATTAGAAATTATTAGAGCCGAGGCCCGTCAAACTTAAATCGGTCAAAGAAATGTACCGATATTCTAAAATTATGATAAAGTATCATACAAAGTGCGTCGGCAATGTCGTGCTTTCTCTCATAGGGAATACCTTCATTTAAATATTTATTTGCTATTTCTATTGTTCTCTCTTTCCGCTGATCGTAGTTTAGATGCCTCATACCAAAATGTGTATGCATGCTCACAGGTGAAACCAAAATAACTTTATCTTTGAACATGTAATGTAAGAGTACTTCAATATTTGTGAAACCTCCGGGTGGTTGTCTCTCTATAAGAATTGTATCGGCCGATTCAAATATATATTTGTGTGCGTCTACAAATAAAGGAATGAGATCAACAATGTCATTTGAGTAGATATGTTTATAATCTTCCAGACTCACTTTCTTTATAAACTCCACTTCAATTTTAGGACCTTTACCAGCTTCAGCAAGAACAAGACCCATATTGTGGTAGCCAATATCTATGGCAAGGATCTTCATGTCTTTATCTAAATAATATTCCTTAAGCAATCTTTCTCAGCTTCCATGCTAGGGATATTCGTAAAAACCCTGGGATGGTTGGTGCATTTCCACGATGTGGTATGGTAGAGTCAAATAAAACCATTCTATTTTTTAATGGTTCAATGGTCGTAATCTTGTGCTTGGGTCTAAATTCTGTACATCCATTTATTATATGGACATTTGATGCGTCTATATCACTCACATACAACAAGACCGTAAAATAAATTGGGTCAAGGGGGTTACAGTTTGCATCTACATGCCAATCACCACCGTTTAAAATTGTTTGTCCGTTTGCATAAACCTTAAGGACTTCCCATTTACAATCAGTTGTTTTTTCAATTTTTTTTAATAGATGTTCATTGAAAAACTTTTCATATTCTAAATTGGCAACAAACCATCTACCTTTGAATAAACGTTCATCAGATTGATCAGTACAGTGACCAAATTCCCAAATCGGACGTTTAAAATAATCGTCCACAAATGCAATCTCTTCATTGTTTAAGTAATCATCAACAAAATAGATAGATTTTTGTTCAAGCTTCATATCTAAAATATTTATATATTCTTTAAATATATGAAGAACAAGGCGAAAAATCAACTCTTATGGTCAACGGTTGTTGTGCTCGCCCTCATTTTGAGTTACATGTGGTTCAACCCCAAAGTCGTTGAAGTCCCAGTGGAAGTCCCGGTGATGCCAGTGCCACCACGCATTGAGATGGAGCGACGCCAACCACGACGCGAACCAGAATTCAGGAGCGCGCCAATCAAACAATACAAGCCAGGTTTCATGCAACAAATGGGTGTTATCACAGGGAATGGTGAGACTCTTCCAATTTATGGTAAGGAGGTGAGAGGGCGTCGGGACCGTTACCACTATTACACGACAACTGGTGGTGAAAACCTTTACGCTGTACCAATAAATCACAATGCGAGAGACTGTATGGAAGACATTGGATGTGAAGAACTCTATGGGAATGAAACAGTCTCAGTAACTGGTAAAACTGGTTCATACGCAGTGAATTTGTACAGAACGGATGATTTTTTCTAAGCTCGCGTGAATCTATCGTAAGTATCTTTGGTTATCATCACAGATGAGGAACAACTCAAGAAACAGCAGGCAGCCAACATCATCATGATAGGTGGTGATTTAAATGGAAAATTTACCATTCTCTGCACAACCATAGCTGAACACAAGCAAGAACAAATTAGGGATATCATGGTACTCGCATCAAGATCTTTATCCTTTTGAAAGGCAACAACAGGTGCGGTAAATAATCCCGCGCCTG